CCTAGCATCGCATTTCCGCCGTCGCGTAGGTTCTCCATAATAGATAGGAATTCACAGGAACCCAGATACAACCAAACAAGCGATACCGCGAATTGCTTTTGACCGCTCATTTCATCGAATAAGAAGGCGGCAAGTGTAGCGGCGACGTATGTCGCCACTTTAAACACAAAGCCTTTTCGCATAAACCGGCTAGAAATCAAGCCTTTATCAAACGCCAACGGTATTGCACGGTACTTTTCCCATACTGCAATATCTTCGACTTTATAGCCGTATTCATCAATCAGCATTTTATAGGCGATTGCCGCCCATTTTGTGAATAAATCGACGAATACCAATAAAATAAACACGCCCAATATTTGAACGTGTTTTATATGAATTAGCCACATGCCCAGCGCACCGGCGCCACTTAGAAAAATTTTCAATAAAAAACTATCTGTTAAAGAGTTCCAACTCTCAACAAAAAACCTAGTGAAATGATCCATACTTGCTCCTCATTTAACCTTACCTAAGCCATACACGCTACGCGCTATATTGGCCTTTCTTATGTTAATTTTATCTAGTTGTTCCCTCTTTTGTTCGCCGCTCATGCGTTCATTGTTAATGATAGCCTTAGATGCTTTGTTTAAGCCTTTTAAGCTATCACTTGCATTTTTGAGTTTTGCAAACTCTTTAGCATCGTACCCTTCTGGGCGTTGCCCCGTGAGTTTGAACTCATTATGTAACTTCTCTTGTTCTTTGTAATCATCATAAACACGTTGTACGCTATTAGACGATTGATAAGGTGCCGCCGTAAACCCTCTTAACCCCGGCGCTTCGTACCATTTTTTAGATGCATTATTTTCTTTCGCACCAGATACCGCATCAATACCGCTCAAACCTAACCCAGCAAGTCCGCCGCCGTACCCTCTTATTGTGTTATCTACAATATATGGCGAAACGTTTATTTTATCGCCTACAAATTTTGCAACTTCGCTAGTATTAGCGCCGTACTGTAGGCGTGCCGGTAAGTTTTCTTGCGATTGCGGAATGATGTTGCGTTGTCTAAACAATGAATGATTTGACATAGCTTCATATATTGGAATTACCGCCGTAGGCATGAAACTTGGCATAAAGCTATCATATACGCGTTCGCCAAAACCTTTAAAACCTACACTTTTACGTCCGTTATTTTCATCGTCCATATACTGTAGCATGCGTTCAAACGCGGTACCGAATAAAATGCCAGCTTCAAACGGTTTAGGAATTTTATACATGTTTTCCTTGCCCGGAATTATCCAGAATGTATCTTTTTCCCATTGCGGTATTTCTTGATAACGTTCATCATCTTTATTCATATACCACAACATAACGCTTGGTAACGTAATATAAAGCATAGTTTTAACTGTCATACCGCGTGGATCTTCTTTAAACGCACGCGCCATTTTGTCGGCGCCTTGAATAGTTGCGTTAAAAAAGGCTACGGCTTGATTGAATTTCTTTGTATGCGTACCTCGACGGCTGAAATCTAACGTAATATCACGGCTTTCTAGCGCTGCTTCGCGTGCTGATAACGGCTTTCTTTCTTTACCAAATAGGCGACTGACTAACCCGGTATAACCCTTTCTTGCATTGTCATATTCCGCCAATCGCGTTGCCATTTCCGTTGCTTCACTCATAGCGCGCAATGCTTCAATAGGGTTCTTAATCAGCTTTGTATATTTGCTTTCACGCTTCATAATATCGCGTAATTGGCCGCCTAAATAGTCGCGGTCTAACGATACCATTGCCGCATGTGCTGCACCAGATTTTTTATATTCCCAGTATGTTTGACCTTTTTTCAAGTACAAAGATAACCCCTTGAAAGTATCAATAATAGGGATAAAACCGTGTTTAGAGTAAATCGCCGCGCCTATCATATCACGAACAGGGTTACGCAAGATAAATTCTGGCGATAATGTAGCACCAGCGCGCAACCAATTTGCCGGATACGATAAAACTTTTACAAGCATATTCGATTGTTCCTTATCCAACATGCGCATTGTTTTCACCAGTTCCGGTGTTGTTTCGTATGTTGCTTTTTCGCCGTTTTCCCAAACGTTAAACGTATTATCCGTTTTTGCCTTATCGCCATTTACGCGTTCCACAATTTTCCCTATGCCTTTTTTATCGGCTAGTTTTGCAAATGTGCGGCCAACATGATTGCGTTCAATCGCATTAACAAATTGGAATGTATTTTTAATAATACTTTCCAACGGATCTATAATATCGCGCGTACTACCTTTTAACCGTTTGACCGGACTAGATACATCAATAAAACCCTTGCCACCGGATAAGAATGATTGCATGTTTACATCTGACATATCACGGAAGAATGGAATATAATGCGGGTACATTTTACGCATTGTATGGTATGCCTTAACCGTTAGCATACCTTCTTTAACAAGCATCTTTAATAGATGATCTTGATATTTATAGATTTCTTTAGCCGCCTTTTGAAAGCGTTCGTTTCCGGCGTGTTTACCTAATACAGCAGCATCTTCGGTATATTCAAATGTAGCTTTCTGTTTATTTTTGTGTAAATCTAAATCATGCAACGCCACCAGATAAGTAGAAAAATCTTTTTGTTCGTTTTTGTTGATATCCTTCATGATATCTTCAAACGCTTTAATACCATGTTCTGGCGCACCATGTTCAAGAAGCGCTTCCGCTTTACCGGCCCAACCACGCGCTAACCACGCTTGGAAAAATACATTATCTTCAAATGCTATTTTTTCGCCGGTTTCGCGCTCAATCTGATCCATTAATTCTTTTAACGGATGCAACTCATCAACAAACATTGTATAGGCTTCATTTTTGGCTTTGTTGATTACGTCGCGTATTTCGCCATTTTTCGCCGCATCAACTGCTTGGCTTACCTTGCCTTTACCTTCAAACGAAATACTACCCTTGATACGTTCCGCCCCGCCTTGACGGTGCCATTCATGAACCAGTTGAGAAAGTTTGTTTGTGATGCCGTTTAACTCCGGTTCTTTTGCAATCGCTTCCGTGAAATGCTTATAAAATTCTGTGAATTCGCGTTTAGCTTTCGCGCGATCGCTTACGTAATCGTGGAAGAATTCCGCATAACCTTCACCACGTATGCCGTCCATACCTAACTTGTTGTATGCTTTACCGAAACGGTCTTGTACTACACGATTGAATTCAGTATTAAAGCGTGGTTCATTACTGAATTTAAAATAGTTATCCACATAATGCCCCAACTCATGCATGATTACTCTAAAATCGCCATAATCACCGCTACGAATTACATCGGTTTTCGGGTTGTACCAACCGCCAACGCCTTTTTTGCCTAATCGGCCACTTTTAACACGTTGGTTAAACAAGGTATTAACTGCATCTATAATTTCCTTACGTGTTACGCTTCGCCCTAATCGCTCCACTTCATCAACGCCAGTATGCGGTGTATCCTTGCCCTTTACGCTATATTGTAATGGTTCTGTAGGTGTAACACCCTTGCTTTCCAAATAACGATTTGCCATAGCTTCGTTACCGTCAAAGGCTTTTACAATGGCTTCGTGTACTTGTTCATGTGTAGCGTGTTCAAGTAGTTGGCTAGGTTGCTGCGCGTATGTACTCACGCCACCTTCTGCTGGTTCTGCTTTTAGCGTTTTAAGTTCTTGCGTATCTGCAATAAGTTCAGCAGCGCGATCCGTACGAACGCGTTCCATATATTCGTTATTCAGTTTTTCGACTGGTACTTCTAAGGCTTCTGACAATTTGACTTTTACCGCATCAAGTTCAGTTTTCGGAATATCCGGCTTTGTTGCCCGGTTCAAGTCTTTTAAAATTTCCGTATTAGAATTAACTTTATTTTCTAATTCCGTAAATCGTGTTTCAGATGCATCATGTTTCACAACGTCTTTTAATTCATTTACGATTGTTTCACGTGCTTTTAATGGTAAATCATCAATAGCATTTCTCAAACTTACGTTTGGCGCATCTTCTTCGTATCTGAATTTACTATTTACATCGTTTTCAATCGCATTTTCTTGAATTCTAGGTTTTTCACCCTCTACAAATTCAGTATTCATGCGGTTTTCTGAACGAAATTCGTTTATTTCGCCTGTACGGGACGTTTCGCCTTCGCCTTGATAGTTTATACCTAAATCTTCGTTTTTAACTGATTTTTTATCGGTATTTTCTATCAAACTGTTTAAATCTGAATGAGGTTCTTCGGTTTTTGACATTTCCCGTTCTATGAATTCATCTCGAAACGGTTCATCATAACTTTTATGGTTAGGGTTTAACGTTTCATCTTTGAACGATACATCACGTGGCCCGTTTTCGTATTTACCATAATTACCTTTGAATGTGTTTTCTGCGATTTCCGCACGCATTTCATCATGTGCTACCGCGGGGTCTGGTCGCTCGTACTTCTCACGAACGATACGAGCCATTTCCCCCGGTGTTGCATCTGGTCTTGCGCGCATTGCTTCAAGTGCTGCGCTTTCGGTATTGTGTAATTCCCATACACTGAAATCAACTTGCGTACGCCAATCCCACGGATCTAATCCCTTACGCTCCGCAAATTTCAACAAACCATTTTCGCCGTTCAATCTATCCCCGGTAAATTGAACCAAACCACGGGAACCGTAGCCGTCGCCACTTGTTACCGTTGTACTGAAATTACTTTCAGCGCCAATATTACCAGTCATGGCAGCCGCTTCGACGTCGCTCAAACCATTCTGGCGATATCGGTTATATATATCTGCTTGAATATTCCCTGTTTCACCTTCATAGGCTTGGCCGCTCAATGCATCTTCGGAATACGCACGCGGTTCAACTGTTGTTTCTTCCGGTATTGGTACATCTTCAAATGCATTGTACATAACCCCTTCTTGCATGCTTGGTTCTTCTTTTCGGAAGCGTTCCCCGATATCCTCAAATGCATTAGATGCCTTTTCTTTGATATGTTCACTAACACGCCCTACACGTTCACCGATTGCGCCAGATACCTTTTTAGGTGTTGCGCCATGTATCATACCCGCCGGCAAAAATACATCTTCCCATGCATTAAATGGATTATCAACGATATTTTGCGCAAATTCGCCCGGAGCATCAACTAAACGCCCTATAGGATTGGCAACCGGATCTACTAAAAACCCTTTTGCCGTAGTCAACGCCGGACTATCCGCAATAATGTTTTCTGTGTTGCCCGATGCGTAATCGCTAGAATTTTGTTCGTACATGTCTTGCGCATCGCCTATGATTGTAGGCGCCGCCAATACACCAGCGCCAGCGCGAACAGGCGCCGGAACGTACGGAGTAATAGCCAAATAACCCGCCGGACGTCCAACAACGGTATTATATGCCGCCTGTGATTTTGCATCGTAATCAGCCGTTTTATAGTCCTCGTTGAAACCGTCCTCACCTAATTCAGTTGCATCAATTTCGCCGTTACGGTACGCATCTACCGCATTACTAATAGATGCCCGGCGTGCATCACGTGCCGCGCCTACCGCGTTGGTTGCATCATTCCACCAGTTAGCAACTGTATCCTTCATATTTCCAGTTGTTGTACTAACTTGGTTAGATACGCCATTGGCTACCCATTCAGCATTATTTTTAACGCCGTCCCAAAAAGTAGGCTTGGGCGCGTTGCCTACTTCATAACCGTATTCGGTTGTAATATCTTCAAAGGCGTTACTGTTTCCAGATGCCTTGCCGTATTGGCCTGTAATATCATCAAACGCACCCATAGCTTACCCCTTTTATTAATAAGATTTTAACCACGATTTATACTTGCCATATCCGGCCGCATCAAGTTCCGCTGCGATTTGTTCGTCCGTCCAGCCTTGCGCTGATAGTTCGTTCATTCGCTTAGATACTGCTGCTTGTTCTTCGCTTGAATATGTTGGCTCACGTTTTACCGTTGGCGCTCCCGGAGTTGCACCACCAGCAGTAGGCGCACCGCTTAATGCGCTTTGTAATTGCCCATAATACGGACTTTCTGTTTCCGTCTTATCTGGGTTAGCTTTTACCCATGCAGTATGCTGCGCGGATAACGTACGTAATACTTGTGCATTATACCCGCTTGTGCCTGTTTGTGTAGCCGTTGCCGGTTTAACATGCGTACCTACATATTTCATGCTGCCGTCTGATCCAACAATATACGTTTTACCGTCTGGCATAACCTTGATATTCTTCGCACCGAAATTGCCGATATTTTTCATTTGGCCGTCCGGTGTCATAACGATAACTTGGCCGTTCGCAAATTGTTTTGTTTCAACCTTGCCATAACCGCCCATATCTTGAATAGTACCGTCGCCCATGTTGTAACGTACAATATGGCCGTTTTGCGCACTGCTAAACTTGTAATCCGGTTTATCAAGTGCCGCAATAGAATTCAAGTTATTCATATCAATAGTGCCAGCGCCTACTTTACCGGCTAGATAGTTATATCTTGCAACGGCTGGCGCTAACCCTTTAACCCGTTTTGTGTTATATGTGTCTACAACTGGGTTGCCGTCTTTATCTTGTGTAAATACAAGATTGTTCATGATTTGTTGGCGCATAGGTTCAAGCACTTTTTCTTGATATTCGTTTACTTGTTGCGCATACATTGTGCTAACGTCGTTCTGGTATTGATCACTCGCAAGGCTTTGGGCAGTCTTGAAATCAAAGCCAGCTTTAACTAGGGCGAGTGTATTCGCCCCTAGTCTTTTACGTGCTTCACTTGTTACGGTTGCTTTATCTGGTATGGAATATTGACCCGGCGCTTTATCCTCGTTGGTATTACCACTTTCTACCAATTTGGGCGCCCCATGAAAAGGGTTGTTTGCCCTTTGTTGCATCATTTCTTGATATGATTGCGGTACCCCTGTATTAATACCAGTATTGTTTAGGTTTTGGAAGTTCCATAACCCTGTATTTTGTTGTGGTTGTGGTGCTTGCTGCGGTTGTGCCTGTAATTGTTGTTGTAACGTAGGACTTGGCGCATTAGCGTAACCAGTAAAGCGCGCATCATTAATCGGCGTTGGTGCCGGTGTATCTGTGTTCGCTTGCATCGGTTGTGCTGGTGCTGCCGGATTTTGTCCACCCCATAAACCAACGTTGTTTTTCTGCATCAAGTTATTGGCAATAGGATTATTAGAGTTAGCCAATAACTGGTTGATTTGCCCAGCGCTATTAGGTTGTTGCATACCCATTCCAGCCATACGGTTATTGTTATCCATGATTTGCGGCGTGTTGGGATCTTGTTCCCCGCCACCACCGCCACCGCCTAGCATGGATTGGTAACCCTTAGCCATTTTGTTATTCTGCAATGCGCCTAAACGATGCGAAAAATATTGCCCGGCTAATTCGCCCAGCGCTGCCCACGGTTCAAAGTCTTTAACATAGATTACGCCCATAGCGTTACGCCTCTACTTTCTCAACTTCTTCTGTTGCTTCCTCTACTGCTTTGTCTTTCTTAGATTTTTTAGTAGTTTTCTTTTCCGGCTTTTCTTCCGGTGTTTCTTCTGGTGCTTCGGCAATAGCTTTCAATTCTTCTTCATTGATACCTTCCGCCATAATGCCGTTTGCATAGAATAGATTATCACCAGTACATTGCAATTCGTATACGTGTTTAGTTTCGCCAGTAGCTTCACATACAGTAACTACTTGATAGCCATGTACCGTCATAATTGGTTCGCCAATTTCTAGCGCTTCAACCAATTTTAACCCGTTCGGAGTTAATACTTTTTCGGTTGCCGTTGTTTCAACTTGGCAATCAATAGTATGTAATTGATATGTTTCTTTATCGCCCATATCATGCAATGCGATTACATCATTAACCGCGCCTAAAGTGATAACTGTATCACCATTAGCAAATGTTTCGATTGCCTTGCCACCTTCTGGCGTTGCAATTTCTGTACCTTCTACGAAGCAAAAACCTTTCATAAGTCCTCCAAAGAAACCGCCGCTGCCTTGTTTAACCATTGTTTGTGCTGGTTGTGCTAGGCCATAGCGTAATTGCATAAATTTAGTAAGTAAATCTTCTTGATCCGCATTATTCAACTGGCTCATAGAGTAGTAATCTTTAGCCGGTTGAATAGCTGCGCTTTGTGTTGTTGCGCCTGTATTAATAGGGTTTTGCGCTAACCCTTCACGTTGACCTACTAACCCCGCTGCGGTGCCGGCGTTGTTCATCTGATTTGCGTATCCTTGATTTAACAAGTTAGCTTGATTGATGATGCCGTTTTGTTGGTTATTGTAGGTGTTGCCCCATAAACCCATTTTTGCACCGATACCACTTAAATTATTATTAAGTGCTTGCGTATTGAGTGCTGCCGCTTGGCCTAAGTCATTTGAATATTGCGCCGCAAGTGTATTCGATGCGTTCTTGCTAATATCATTCAATGTACTATCTGTGATAGATGAATTAACAATACCGCGACTTGCTAACCCAGAAACCGCATTACCTACAGTTGCCTGTAAATCGTTATTGAGTGCTTGCCGTCTAGCATCTGCATAAGCCGTAGGTAGTTGGCCGTTTGTAATGCTATTCATAGCAGTTTGATTTTTGAGTAATGCGCCGTTATATTCATTAGCCAGTTGGCTTGCGCCGTTGTTCATAGTATCAACGCTTGCCGCTAGTTGATTTGCGTATCTGGTGTTATCCGTTACATTCTTAGCGCCGGCAGTTGTTACTTGATTTTGTAACGCCGCTAGTGCGTTTTGATTGCCACGGTTAGCGCCTAAATACGCATTATACATGCTGCCGTATTCTGGCGTGATTACATTATTCAAGGCCCTATCGCCCATACCTTGCAAGGTGTTGGCGCTTTGATTGGTATTGTTAATCCAATTTATTTGGCCTTGCAATAGTTGTTTCTCGTCGGCCGTCGCTTCCGGTAGTTTAGCATCAATACTGCTTACCTTCGACTTTTTACCGCCTCCGCTAAATAGTTGCAAGTTAAAAGTGAACATGCTTTTCCTTTCTACAAAGTCGCTTCAAGGTGTTTACGCACCGTTTTCAGTACTTTGTAATCAAAACCATTATAGGAATAGTCCATAGTTGGAACACGTTCCATGTTCCACTTTTTAATAAAACCGCGCACGCTGCGATGTGTTACCGTTACAATTACATCAAGATTATTCAGCTTCATTACTTCAACAATATACTTGCCTATTACTTTCATATCACCGTATGTTTGCCAGATAGTAAAATACCTTTCGCCCTCATGTTCGTTGATACTCCAGAATAAGAACCCCGCATTTGGGAACCATTTGAAGTAGTAGTTATATTTATCTTTGTAATTATTGTTTTCATCGAAATAAAAACCTTCAAGGCTGATACGTTCGCCCGTGCGCCGTTCATAGTCTTTTATCATATGTTCAAGGCTTTCAAGCTGCATTGTTATTCCCCTATTCGTTCGATTTTGAATTTAATATCTTGATACAATCCGCTTTTATATCCGTCGTATGCATCGGGAATTTTTACCCGTATTTTATGAATATTAACCTCTTGGTTATACCATACAGTAACAGGTACTTCTTGACTTGTATTCATAATAAATTCTTCTTCGTCATGCCGGTATATCGGATCATTTACGTCGCGATAACCTTCTATATAGTCATACGTAATTTTATATTTACCATTCGGTAAAAATACGTTTTCTTGATACTCACCGTTACGCCTACCGTTTTTGGCCCATGAATATGTTGTAAATTCAACCGGTTCATATTGAATGGAATACGTTCGGCCGTCTTTTTCGATTTTTAGCGGTGTTGATGCATCGCCATAACGCGCATAGTATTCACGCCCATTAAACGGAACAGTAATATACTTACCACGCGTTACGCTTTTTTCTTCATGCAGTCCGAAACGATATATTTGGCTGTTCTTATACAGTACTAGATTAGGCATATTATTCCACCTTCAACTTCGCGCCATTTGGGAATGTTAGTGTATTATTGTTTTCAAACGTCGCTATACGTTGCCATTCTGTGGCTATATTTGAATTGTTATCAAACCGAATAAACGCCGCCTTACTATTAGCAAAATATAATTGAGCGCCTAATACGCGGGCATCGCTTGTATTCCACGAGAATATAGCGCCGGTTCCCCAATATTTAGAACCCCATATGCTATAACTATTGCATTCGCCAAAAGTGAAGCCAGTATAACCAACTTTATTTTTAGCATAATAATCTAAATCAACCGCATCACTAGAAAGGCCCGTTACCTTTAACGTACCCGTCATAGTATCACCGGACTTTTTAACGTTTTGCGTTGCGATATCAGCCGTTGTCGCATTTGTCGCATTATCCGCACGCACCGCATGCGTTGCTTCTGCTACTGTATCGGTTTTTCTATAGTAAACGCTACTTAAACCATTTACAGTATTAGCGATTGCCGTTAATGTACGGCTTGGGTTATTGGTAAAGTTAGCATCGCCAGCAATCTTTTTAATAGCTTCCGCCATTTTATTAAGAATGTCAGTTAACATATAGTCTTTACCGTCTACTGTGCGCTTACCGATTACTGCATCGGTTGCCGTGTTTAGGTATGGATCATAATACTTAATCGACTTAACACGCGTTGCATCTGTTACTACAATAGCCACCACTACACGTAAAATGTTTTTCCAGTACGTGCCTGTGTACACGTTCATTTTTTCGTTTGTAGTGTTGTAATACATTTTATCCGCAGTCGCTGCCGGTGCATTAGGCTGGCGCAATGGTTCAAGCGTTGTACTGCCATACGTTAAGCCACCAGATGCGGAACGTTCAATATATAAATATGATGTACTGTTAGCCGGTAGGCTCCATGCGCTTTGCTTACGGTTAATTGTTTGAATGTAATCAACTGCGCCGTAATCGTTGAAACCGTCCGCGAATGATACAAGAACAGGCGTTTGACTGCCATCAATCATTACGCTTAAGTTATCGCCGGTTAAGAAGGAAAATTCGCCATTGCTTACTTTACCACTTAATACGCGATTACGTAGTCCACCGCCACCACCGCCAGTACCACCACCGCCGGCTTTTAGTTCCATTTGTTGCGCAATATTTAACAGTTCATCACGGTTCTTTTTGATACTTTCCGGAACTGTATCACCCTGTGGCGTAATATCCAAAGGGTATTTTTCTTTATATGCCATGTTTAAACCTCTTCATACGTATAATCTAACTGGCGTAACGAAATAGCGCCCTTTTGAACATTGATTTTGAATTGTACATTACGGTTAGCACCGCCACCAATTTTATACGCCTTCGTATATTCATTGACATTCATCAACGCTTTATAATCGTAGGTCTTGAAATTAGCATAGTAGGTTTTAACCGCCTTACTTGCGAATTCAATCGGCTTAGGTTTCTTGTTTGAAATGCCTATAGTACCGTATCCGGGTATTAGATTATGCGTTACAAAGTTGTAGTTCATGATTAATATGAACTGTCTTGTTGCAAGCCTATTACCGCTTACGATTGACGTTTGAATTTGTACATCATCATCAGTATCTATCGTTTCATCTAAGATGCCAATCTTATTGCCGTAGGCAACATACACTTCTTTATCTACATTCACCGCATCATTGATATTGTGCGTGAATTTTCTTGATGTGAAAACTCCGCGCCCGTCCTCATAACGTGGCAAGTAGTGATATATAAATACCGTATCGCCGTTATATGGTTTTATCCAAATTTGCTTACGGCTGGATATATGCCATACATCGCAATCTTTTGTAATGTACTTCAACAAATAAGAGTTGATATTTAAACCAGTTTCAAACGGTTGTATTTCTGCATAGGTATTAGTAGGCATAAAAGACATAAAGCCTTGATTGCCTAAATAATAGCTGCGATCATCAATGCTTAACGTTGCACCGCTACAGTAACCAGTAGAAGAAAGCGGGTACACGGTTAAATTCCGTGCATCTGGTGTGCCAATTACTTGATACACGCGCCCATATTCCTTATATACGATGATTGCACGCGATAGGAAATCAACGGCAATAATACTGCCTTGGTCTTTATAGCCAACGTCTACATACTGCGCACTAGATGCATCATTGTTGTTATGGTTCCATGCGTTGTAGTCGCCTACTGCTGACCAGTTCAACCGATGCGATTTAGTCGATGCAATCAACACACGCCCGGAATGACTTGAAACAATATCACATACCGGACTTTCTAGCGTTGCCAATTTGCCAGCACCCGAAATAACTTGCAACTTATCGCCGCTTGCTATGAGAATATCACCGCCGAATGCGTGATATTTCGGCTCATTTGTACCGTTCAACGTGCCTAGTAATTTATGTGTACTGAAATCAGTTTCATATAAATTACGGCCACTAGAAAAGTACCACTTATTACGGTATACGTCATAATACAAAGTTTCGACTGGTTGCCCGAAATCATACATAATACGAACGCCCGGAACAGTACGGAGTGCGTTATCCGTTCTATCGAATTCGCATTGTCTAGCCTGTGTTAAGGCTTGCACGTCGATATTCTCCGGCGGGTTGCTCCAATCAAGGCCCAATCTGAAGCCATTTGTCATAGCTACTTGTTTAACGCCCATTACACAATACCCCGTGCCACCTTAATTTGTTCCGTGATGTAGTCTATGAACTGCTTATCATAGGCAGCGTAATCAGTCATGAGTGATTTCTTTTTAACCATAAAAGATACTAACTGCACTAGATAACTATGAAAGAATTCGGAAAACGGTATAGTATCGTCCATTTCGTCTACGTGGTTTTTACGTACGCTATAAAAGACTTGCTTAACCGTTTCACCGTCATAGGTTTCAAACGTTCCGTTTATGATGCGGATAGGATAACCACTCTTAGGAACGAACCCCATAAAATCGGACGGTACGCCTTTTAGATTTGGTATATCCGTATTCTTAACTAATTCACGGTCTTTAATACTAACTAGAATGGTTGTTAGCCAGTCAATAGCTGCGTTGATGTACTGGATATATTCCAACTGTTCATCTAGTATTTCGTTTGACTCTACATTAACCAGAGTAATCAGTTCTCTTACAACCATAGTTCCAATACCCTTCCGCAATTACACTTTCATTATTTCCTAAACCTTCATTAATTGATTGCAACGCACTAACCATATTGCCAGTAATACCGGTGATATCCATGTTCATTATGCGATACACGATGTAATCAACTAACAATGTTTCTAATTCTGCCGGTAGTCCGCTTTCATCATCTAGCGTTTTATAGCCAGCAGTTTTTATATAATCAACGGTTATTTTCTGCTCATGATCTGCATCAAACACAACCGTTTGTAAATTCAATACATGATACCCTTGCACTTCCGCATTATCTGCTTGTACCTTCAATACTCCAATACATTGAAACGGAAGCACGATGCGCCCCGTTCCTCTATCTTCGTATGTGGCAGTTGCAAGGCTAGGGCAATATTGGCTAATTAAAGCGTTCAATAGGTGATTGCCTTCGTTGTAATACTCTAACAAGTGGTACGGAGTATATTGTTCCTGTGGTGTATCGCCTATCTGCATGAACGCCCTATTTACTATTTGTTTTACGTTCATATTCACCCCATATAAGAATAAAGGCGGGTTTTACCCCGCCTATTATAATTAGCGTTCTACTGCGCCACCAGTCATTACTTGAATACAGCCGTAGTCTTTACTGTTGAATTGAGTTTTTTCAACTGCACCATAGAACGCAATGCCGTTACCGGCGATATTGCCATAATCGTCCATTTGTTCAATGTGTTTCGCTGGTCTAGCTACTGCGAAACATGCCGCTTGTTTGCCCAACAATAAGTTATGGCATACATTCGCACTAGATGCGCCTGTGCTATCGGATAATACGCGTTCGTATTCGTAAAGAATAACGCCGTCATATTCGCCTAAAGAACCAGTGAAAATAGGGTTTTTAGAACCGCGAACATTTGCGTTTTGTTGCGCTGCCAACCATTTTGGATCATCTTTTAAATCACGTGCCGCCCATGGGGAAACCAACATAATATATTTGTCCATGCCGTCAACCTTAATCGGTTGTACTTTTGGCGCACGCATCATCGCTTTACGTTTAGCACGGGAAATAATTGTAGTTGTTAATTTATCATTTGCCGTAATGCTGGATTGTGTTCCGGCAGCACTTGCAAATACTGCTTCACCACTAGAAGATAAACCACTAAATTGGCTTAGCTTGCTAATTAACTTGTTATCTAACCAATCAGAAAGCCATTGTTTTAACGCACCTTTGATTTCTTTTAACATGTCGTATTGTGTTTTTTGGTCGTCCGCTTCAAAACGAGATACCGCATTACGTACAAGTTGAGTTTGAACTGTGAAATCGTAAATATTCAATGTATCTTCTTGGCCAGATAATTTAGAACGGTTACCTTCAACACCGTTGCCGTTAAGGTTCATCATCAAACCGAATACAACGCTATCGCCTTTTACGTTTTCTAAATCTTTATTTTTGTGTACAACGTTGGAACCGTCCAATGCCGTAAATTTATCAAAATAACTTTCTTTTAAACCTTCATGCCATACTTTTTTGGCCCATACTTTAGGAACTAAAGCCGCAGGAATATTAACTTGATTTCTTTGGTCTGCCATGTTTTACCTCTTATAATTCGTCAAAATATTTGCGTACATCGTCCGGCAATGCATCAAGGTTGCCTGTTTGGTACGCCTTCAAAATATCTTCTTCCGTTACCTTGTTAGGTGTAGGAACACCACCATTTAACGCGCCAGCTTTTGGCAACGTCGCCGCAACTTGTAAAGGGTTATTTGGTACTTCGGTATTTGTCGCCCGTTCATTTTGCAATTCTGTAACAAACTTTCTGATAGTTTCAAAATCAGCTTCGGTACCTTCGCCGATATCAACACGATAAAAAGCATCATTAATCGGTTGTGCATCGCGCATCGTCATGCCGTTTAGCTTTTCTAATCCGCGTTGATATAATTCCCCAAAGTTCGGCAATGATTTAATTTCATTTACGAAATTTAAATTAGTTTGTCTTTGTTGTTGTACTGCCATTTGCTGATTGGTAATTGTGTATTCTGCATTGGCTTCAAAACGAATGAAATCGTTATACTTCTGTACATCTTCAAACATAAGACTTTCTAAATCTTCCGCCGTAATGTTAAAGCGTTTCAATGCTTCACGGCGTACAAAGTCGCGAATATTTGATACTTCCTCTTCTGGCAATGTAATTGGCCGTTGTTGTGCTTCGTATTGTCTAGCACGTTCTTCCGCCGCTTTACGTCGCGCACGTTCCTGTGCAAGTGCCGCTTTTAAGTTATGATCGTTCGCATGCGTTTCTTCCGTTTCTTCGTTAGTGTTCGGCGCTTCCGGTTCTGCTTCCGCATCATTCGCATCACTTTCTACTGTATCAGTTGTAGAGGGTTCATCTGTTGCAGTTTCCTGTGTATCCGTTTCTTCGGTTGTTTCCAGTTCAACGCCCGCGTTTTCTAAATCTTCCGGTGTGAAACCAGCTTCTTCGATGTTTACTAATTCGTCTTTCATATCAAATACTCCTTATGCCTTTTAACGTCATTGCCGGACGAATATAAGAATATGGCAGTTTAACGCCGTTGCCGGGCGATAATGTATAAGCAAGCCTTTTAACGCCGTTACTTAGGGCGAAATGTATAAAAACGCCCCATTACGGAGCGTTTATTATTGTGTTGATAGTTTATATTACATAGTGCCTAAATCGTTCATAGGCGGTAAAATTGGCGGTGCATTTTGAATGTTTGGTTGTTTACCTTTCAAGGCTAACCGCTCCGCCATAATTTGTTGCGGTGAAATCTGTACACCTAGCGTTTGCAAGTACAGGCTCAATGCTTCCGCCGGCATATCGTCTAAACTGCCACTAACGCGTAATTCTGGTAGTGCCGGTTTTTCTGCTGCTTCTTGCATGCGTTTCTTAACCGTTTCTTTTTCTGGGAAATCCATGAAATCAAGAATGATATCCATAGGAATGTCAACGCCAGATTTCTTAGCTTCCAATAATTGATAAAGGTTAGCACGTCTTGCCGTTGCGCTTGCTTGGCTGGTGCTAATTACAATATCAAAATCAAACGCGGATAGATCATAAAGCACTTGTTTAATCGGGTTGCCTTCTTCGTCGCGCATCGGTTGCCCTAGTGCATCGGTTAAAACTTGTTCTTGCATAGGTTGATTTAAACCCGGTTTAATCTGTACGAATTCTTTTTGACCGTCATCACCCATAATGCGCATTGCTTTTGCTTCGTTGTAGAATTGCGGAATTAAACCCGGTGCGTTCTTTTCACCCCATAGCAATTTGACAATTTGGCGTTCTGCTTCCTTCGACTGTTCAAAGATGCCAGCCGTTTGAACAGTTGTAACGGATTGACGTAAATCAATAGCCTTGCCACTCATAGCACCTACGCTACCGCTTAGGCTTTCCGGAGTAATGCCACTGATAGAATAGAAATCATTGCTTGATTGCTGCTCTAAGCTAATATTAATATTGCTATCCATTGCCGGCGTGCCGTCTGTGAATGATACGCCCGGCGGTAGGAATATATTTGCACCCGGTTTCGTGCTTTCCTTCTTAATCGTTTGTTTAAGTTGTTCCGTGAATTGACCTTGCCAAAATTTCACGCCTAAAGACTGTTGATTTACAACGTGCATGCGTTGGCTTCGGTTTTTATTTAGTTCCCTTTGTGCATCTTTAATATCACGCACTACGCCAGCTGGTTCCAGTTCATCGTCTACCAATTCGCCAGTATAATAGCAATATTCACGCACTAATGGAAATTTACCGTGTTTATACGGACTTTCGCCTTCTTCAAGTAGTACATCATCGGCGAACGTCGCATATCTAATTTTAGTATCCGGGATACTTGTAGGCTTCTTGCCTGTAGCCATTAATACAACAAACAACGGGTTAGCTTCATCAATTAACCCCTCTTTTGTCATGAACACGTTTCGTTTGCCGTATTCTTTATACCAGTACTGCACTACACGGATTTTATTGTAATTGTTGTTATACCATAACGCCTCACCGTCTACCGTTTCAACTATGCCGGCTTCCTGTTCGGTATCATCGTATTTATGCTTTAATGCATCGATTTCGTTAATCTTATCTGGATATACTTGCTTTAGTTTAGCGGAACTTTCCCAGCTATAACGCCCAACATATTGCGCATCGCTTAAATCGTCTTTCTTACATTCCGGATCTACAAACGCATCAAACGGAGAAACACGTTCAATTTGAATGGTTCCGTCTAACTTCGTATAGTCAAATTCATAACTTACCCAGTAATTGGCTAAACCGCAAATAATCTTATCACGGAAACATTTGCCCTTATTGCGTTGATAATTCGCACGGTCTAAGCAGTATTTTGTGATACCTTTCGCAACCCGACTAATTCTATCATCTTCTTCACTACGTGGTAAAAAGTCCGGTTCTGTTTCATTCTGCGATGCATAACCGCATAACAGATTAATTACCGGTCTAATTCTGTTAATCGTAATCGCTGGCCGTCCGGCTTCGCGCATTTTCTTTAGGTCGCCGTCTTGCCATTGCTTACCTTGCATAAATGCAAAATCTTCGGCAGCAGCCTTGCGCCATTCTGACGTGGCAGCTAATGCACTTTTTACATTTTGTTTTGCTTCGTATATATCAAATGTTGTTTCTTCGTTCATTACTCCACCATTTCAGAACCATAAATCATATCGTACATTTGTTCTAGTTGCCATTGCGGCATTGCTTTTGCAAATTCTGCCAGTTGTGCATCTGTATATTTCGCCGGAATAATAACGCCCTTTTCTTCACGTTCGCCATATTCTGACTTCAAAACTCTAAAGGCGTAATCACGCAACGCCCTTTCACTCATACGCCCCATGCGCTTATATCTCCTTCGCTATCGTCAACATATCTATAACCGTCATTAAATGGCTTATCTGGTTTAACTGATTTCACAGGTCTAGCCATACACATATAACGCACCGCATCATACGCATGATCTTCTTGCTTTGTATCTACATCTTCCACTTTAATTTTGTCATAAGTTAACGCTGGCAACGTTCGTATTAGGTGTACGCAATTACTAAATATCTTTAACTTGCCTTCCTTTAAGCGTTGATGTACTTGCATAAGTCCGGCTAATCTATCGTTATCTGCACGCACCCAATACACGCCTTCCGTTGCGAATATTTCCGCAATCGTTGGGCCGTCATGCCCTGTTCGTTGCCATATGGCGGGGTCTGCTACGCCTTGATAGTCTTTTAAGTGTTCTATCTTTTGTGCAACTTCCCGCGCGGTTTCCTGTGTACCAGTATCCGGCATACCTGGCTTACATCCGTAATATTCACCGGTAATATATAATACGTCGTCATAATCAACCGCATAAGAATATACTGCATATGGTTTCGTATATCCCCAGTCCATTGAACGATATCGTTGCCAATGATGCGGTATTTCAAACGGTTCTATTACGTGCTTATCTGTTCGGAATTCTGTAAATACTTGACCTTCGAATATATTCCAATCGCCTTCCAAATACGCTTTGCGTAGTTTTTCCGGTAACGTATTAAGTGCATCTATATAACTTTGTGATAGATGCGGGTTATCGCTTGCCCTTGCTTGCACGTATGCAATTTTATCGG